TCTCCTGGCCCGCCGGGGAGACGTAGGTGAAGCGCTTGTTCCCGTTGCGGTCGTAGTCGACCTTCATCCGGTCCGGCCGGATGGGCCACAACTGGAGCCGCCCGAAGTCGTCGTAGGTGAGGTCGTTGAAGCCGTCGCCCCAGGTCGTGAGGTGGGTCATCAGCACCTCGCGCCAAATGAAGGACGTCATGTCCGGGTTCGCCTGGTCGTGGAAGACGGGGTAGAGCGGGTGGTCGAGGGCGCGCTCCTTGCCGCCGTTCGGCAGGCGCCGGTAGAGGATGAGCGGCAGGGAGGCGACCGACTCGGCCAGGACCCGGACGCAGGCGTAGACGGTCGAGATGCCCAGCCCGTCGGTCTGCGAGGCGTAGAGGTCGTTCGTGATGTACGAGCGGTCCTCCAGGCGGACGTAGACGCCCGCCGGGTACTCGCCCTCCTCGCGCTGGTCGATGTTCTTGACGGGTCGCGTCGCCCGCGCGAGAAGGCTGGTCATTTCGGAACCTCACTCCTGGACGCCAGCACGGCGTAGATGAGCAGCGCGGCGCCGACGATGGCGAGCGCGGCGGGGATGGAGACGAGGCCCACGCCCAGGGCCAGGAGGCCGAGGCCCACGAGGGCCACCAGGTCGAGCATCTCGACGTTCAGACGGCGCAAAATCGTGCCTCCTGAGCGTGAAATAGGGGCTTGACAACGTAGGCGGTAGCGGTTAGATTACTCCCATGAGGTTCGACGACACCCGACTCACCAGCGAAGAAACCACCCGGCTCGCCCGGTACATCGAACTCGACCTGGTCGGCAACGACCTCTCGAACGTCGATGACATCCAGCGGGTCCTGGAGGCCACCGCCCGCCAGAGCGGCGACTCCCTCTTCAAGCGGGGAGCGGTCGGCAGCGACGCCCAGTTCAAGCGCATCGTGAAGGCCGTCAAGGCCCAGCGCGCCAGCCTCGTCAGCCTGGGCATCCGCTAGATGGCCCGCGCCGGTCAGCATCCCCTCCCCCTGAAGCGCAAGCCGGAGCCGAAGGCGGCCTGGTGGGCCATCACCTTCGCCAGCGGCCGGGTCCTGGTGGGCTACCGGACGAAGCGCGACGCGCTCGACTCGGCCCCCCGCTTCGAGGCCACCGAGGGCGCCTGGACCATCGCTCGCGAGCGGGCGAACTAGCCCCGAAAATAGGGGCTTGACAAGGTACGCGGTAGCAGTTAGATTTCCCCCATGAACTGCCGATGTGGACACGCCCGCTACCACCACCGCGCCACGACGAACGCCATCAGCAAGGCTCGCAAGTGGCGCCGGAAGCCGCAGGCGGGCTGCCGCTTCGGCGTCGGCTACGACGGCCGCAAGGCGTGCCCGTGCCGCGACTTCGTCGAGGTCCCCCGATGACGCCCGAGGAGTTCGACCGCCGCTCCGAAGAGGCGTTCGCCATCGCCAGGAAGCGCCAGGCCGAGCAGGAAGCGCGTCATGCGGCGTTCCATCGCCGGGACCGGCTGAACTACGGTCGGGTCGAGCGGCGGCGGGGATACCGCGGTCAGGTCGTCTGCCTCGACTGCTACTACGGGCGGGAGTGGGATGGCCGCTAGGCATCAGGCCGTCGACGGCGACCCGCGCTGGTGGACGGCCTCCCAGGGCGGCGCCTGGCGGACCTCCTGCAAGACGTGCGGGCGGACCATCGAACTCTGCGTCCGCGACGGCCGAGCGTTCTGGCGTCATACGGCGAGCAGGCCCCGGTCCTCGTAGGCCGAGGGCTTCGGGTCGAGGTGGGCCATCGCCCGCGACTCGGCCATCGTCAGGGCGACCATCCCGTCGATGCGCTCCGCGGACCGCGCCTTCGAGGGCTTCTGGTTCCCGGCGGCGTCCGTCTCGACCTCGACGTTGCCCGCCATCCAGCGCAGGACCGGGTGCCCGCCGTGGCGCAGGCGATGCTCCAGGATGAGTTTGTCGACCTCCCGCCAGGCGGGCGCCAGGCCCGCGTGCGTCTGGGCGATGGGGAAGCACGTCGCCCCGTCCTGGACGAGGTCGGTCATCAACTGGGTCGCGTTCCAGCGGTCGAGTCCTATCTCGACGATGCGGTAGGTCGAGGCGAGTTCGAGGATGGCCGCCCGGACGAAGGCGTAGTCGGTCACGTTCCCCGGCGTCGCGTCGAGGTAGCCGTCCCGGACCCACTCGTCGTACGGCACGCCGTCGACCCGAGAGCGGCGGTCGATGCCCTCCTCGGGGCACCAGAAGCGGGCCTGGACGTGGTGGTTCCCGTCGGGGTCGCGGTAGACCAGGATGAGCGCCGTCAGGTCCCGGACCGAGGCCAGGTCGAGGCCCGCGTAGACGGCCGCTCCGGCCGGGATGGCGGGCGCCCCGGCGTTGCGGTCCCACTCCTCGATGGAGATGGCGCGCGTCGCCACGCCCGTCGGGACGTTCATGCGGAAGCGGAGGAAGGGCGCCATCGCAGCCGGTGAGCGCTGGGCCTTCGCGGCCTGGTCGCGGAGGGTGTCGACCTGGACCGAGACGCCGAGGTTCGGGTTCGCCTTCGGCCAGACCGCCTCGTCGAACGGGTCGTCGCCCTCGTCGAGGGTATAGACCAGGACGAGCATCGAGTCGTCCGTCGCGCGGCCCTCGACGACGGCCACGGCATCCGCTCGCTCCTCGGCCCAGGCGCTCTCGCGCTTGACGCCCGCGGTCGTAATCTTCCAGACCATCGGCTGGGAGCGCGACGCCGTCGCCGTCTCGATGTTGTCGATGGCGTCCCGCGAGGCGAGGACGTGGAGTTCGTCGATGATGGCGCCGTGCGGGTTGATGCCCTGGTCGCCCGTGTCGGAGTCCCGTCCGAGCGGCATCCAGAACGAGGCGCTCGACTCGTCCACGAGGCGGTTGCCGACCTTCCGGATGCGCCGCCCGAGGGAGGCGTTCCGGGCCACGAACTGGGCGCCGTCGTTCCAGGAGAGTTTCGCCTGGTCCTCCTTCGTCGCGACCGAGTAGACCTCGGCGCCAGGCTCGTCGTCGAAGAAGGCCAGGAGCAGGGCGACGACCGCCGCCAGGAGCGTCTTGCCGTTCTTCTTCGCGACCTCGACGTAGACGCTCCGGAACCGACGCTTCCCATCCGCGCGCAGCCATCCGAACGCGGAGCCGACGATGAACGCCTGCCAGGCTTCGAGGCGGATGAACGCGCCCAGGCCGCCGTCGGCCGTCCGCTCCGCGCCCCAGTCGCCCTTATAGTGGCGCAGGAGGGAGGCGAACTGGACGGCGTGCATCCCCTTCGCGGCGTCGAACTGGAGGCCCCGCTCGGCGCCGGTCGCGAGGTCGGTCAGGTGCCGCTCGCACGCCTTCCGGACCAGCGCTCCGGCGACGACCCGGCCGCTCGTGACGTCGAGCGCGTACTGAGTGATGGGGTCAGGCGGCGGCGGTGCGACCATCTTCCGACGGGCGCGCGGAGCCAGCGTCGAGACGGTCATACCAGGGCCGCGCACGTCCGGCCGTAGAGCCGGTCGCCGACGGTGTAGAGGCAGCGGGTCGGGCGATGGCAGCGGGCGCAGCGGATGAGGCCCAGGAAGCCGCGGAACCAGAGGTCGAGGAGCCGGAGATGCTCGACGAAGACGGCCCGGTCCTGGCGCGCCTCCTCGGACACGAGGACGAACGCCTCCCACTTCTCGACGGGCACCTCGAAGACGAACTCGGCGACCGTCACTTCGCGGCCTTCCACGAGTCGAGCGCGTCGCCAGGCTCCTCCTCGGTGCGGCCCAGGCCGACCCGGCTGGCGGGCGTCAGGCCCAGTTCGCGGGCGTACATCCGGAGCGTCTGCGCGGTGTCGCGGGCGATGATGTCGAGCGGGTTGCGGAACCGCTCGCCCTTCTCGCTGGTCAGGACGAGGTCCTCCTTCGCGAGGGCGATGGCCGCGCGCCGGTACTTGACGAACTGCTCGACGTAGATGCGGAGGACGTCGGCATCAAGGGTCGAGACGACGCCCGCCTCGGCGTATGCCTTGCCGATGCCCCGCCAATGCGCCGCGGCCTCCGGCTCCAGGTCCTTCGGCGGCGCCGGGAACGTCCGGTCGACCTTCGGCTCCTTCGGAATCGGCCGGTGCCCAGGATTGCCCCGCAGGACCTTCAGGGCGGCGGGCTGGGGTTGCGGGCCTGGCATCAGGAAGCGCCCGTCCTGGGGCGAATCTCGGCCTCGTGGGGCATCTTGACGGGGCGGGCCGGAAGTTCGGCATCGTGCGAAGGGCTGCGAATACCCGCCCAGGTGTCCGAGGGG